TATTATACAAAAAAAATAAAAAAATAATAATAATAAAATACAAGAAAAAAAAGTTAAAGAAAAAATACATAAAACAAAGGATGATAAAAAAGATGATAATGAAGTTATTATTAATAAAACATTATCCAGGTATTTAACCATTATTAAAGAACAGATTGATAACCGGTTAGAACAATGGGACAAATTAAAAAAAAATACAAATCCATATGAATACATTCATACATTAATTCCAAATACAAAACAAGCCGTATCTACACTCAAACCAATTTCAAGATCATTCTTCAAGATGATTGAAATATGCAATACATTAAACTTATTAGGTGACTTACCCTCAGAACAATTCAATAGTTTTCACCTGGCCGAAGGACCTGGCGGGTTTATTGAAGCACTTGTTTATATGCGTAAAAATCCAAATGATAAATATTATGGAATGACCTTAATTGATGATACGAATTATAATGTGCCTGGATGGAAAAAAAGTAAATATTTTTTGGCAAATAATCCAAATGTAATAATTGAAACGGGTATTGAACAAAACGGTGACTTAACGCGAGCAGAAAATCTAATAGACTGTTTTAATAAATATCAAGGGCAAATGACTATGATAACGGGTGATGGGGGATTTGATTTTTCATCGCAATACCCCCAACAAGAACAAATTAGTAAACATTTAATATTTTGTCAAACTGCTTTTGCCATCGCTATGCAAAAAAAAGGTGGCACCTTTATATTAAAAATGTATGATACCTTCACTCAATTTTCAATTGATATACTCTATTTATTGTCAATTCTATATGATACGGTTTATATTATTAAACCCAATACCAGTCGTTTTGCAAACTCAGAAAAATATATTGTTTGTAAACATTTTCGGTGTGAAAATGTAAAAGAATATGTAACCCTATTTTATACAATTTTATCTAATTTTGAAAAAACATATACGACGAATAATGCAATGACTATAACTGGTCCACTATTTAAATTTAAAATACCTTATATTTTTATAAATAAATTAGAAGAAATAAATGCAATTTTAGGGCAGCAACAAATAGATACAATTGTCACTACGATTTATTTAATTGAAAATAATAACAAAAATGATAAACTAGAACATATTAAAAAAAAAAATATACAAAAATGTATTAATTGGTGTATAAAATACAATATTCCATATAATAATATACAAAATATATACACAACAAATAATATTTTTTTGGCAACTCATTCTTCCTATACAATGAACAAATCATCTAAATTGCTGAATACCTAAATGTAGTTGCCTAATAACCAAATGTAATACCTAAACGGTGGTAGCTAGATGATACTTGTAATAGACAACATATACATAATAGAGATGAAAACACATAAAGGTAATTATGTGTTTTCTATTAATGGATAAATATTTTAACATTTATTATTTAATGAAAAGAGATAAAAAGAAAGAACGGTTTGATATTATTCTAGAACCCTTACAAGCAATCACCCAACTTGCTCTTTTGTCCGTTTGTCCAAAAGGGAGTAAATTAACCATTTCTAATAATTTATTATCAATACAACAACCCGGCTGGTTTCAAGGATTGTTGCGTTCCTATAATCAAGATATGAAAGAAGATTTATTTTTTCTCTTTAATGCAATTATTCGCTTTAATCGGTTTTATGATTTTTTAAAAAATGAAAACGACAATTATTGTGATTTATACAATCTATTGATTCAAATGAGTAAACGCGGGATTGATAAATTAATACAAACCTATGCAAATACCGAGCAACCAGCACTACTACACACGTTACAGTTGTATCGTGTTTTACTTGACAAACCCTTACTTATCGCCGATTATGACGAACACGACGTTAATAAAAAACATGAATTACCTAATGGTGTTAACCCTAACCCTAACCCTAATCCAAATTGCATTGATAAAGAAAAACCGAACCATATTGATGATATCTTTATAGGAATACGTTCTCTCTATTCTATTCACGAATTTACTATTTTATATCAAACCTTATTATTAGTAGAACAAAAACCGGAACATTACGAAACTTATATACAAGGCATCAATATACTTTTTTCTCCGACCTATGATAAAATACAAAAATGGATTTGTGATACGATTGTTTATTGATGCAATAGTGTTTACCTTTTTGTAAATTTTACCCATATGCGCTCTTTTACATCCGTGGCCAAAACGCCTTCAATCGTTACATCGGCAATTGGAAACGGAATCTGAATTACAATTCTCTCGCCTTGTTGAATATAAATTTGTATTTTATGTAACAGTTCGCGTATTTCTTCATGTTCGGATGCTTTAATATCCAATTCTGATAATTTTTTAATAATTGGTTTGACGTCACTTATGCGTTGTTCTTTGGTTCTATAGATTGTCATATGGTCGGGGTTATATAGAATAGTAATACTAGTAAAGTTTATATTATTATAGTTTTATTATTATTTTTATATATAATAATAATAAATCGAAAAAGAATAGTAATGTATATAATTTATATCCTTTTTCCAAAAAATTGAAATGCTATTCCATCTACAAGGATAGGATAACCCCAACAACCAAACTAACAAAGCAAGATGAGTTTTGAAACCCAAACCCAAAATATGAACGAGCAGCAGCAGACGACGACGACGCAAAAGAAGTCACGAATCGTAGTTCCGCCAATGTGCTATGATTTGAAACAGGCGACAGGTCAAACGGTGTTAACCCATTTGATTGACCTGAAAATCAATCATGGTGAATTTGCCGAACACGTCAGTAAGTATATGCAGCGATTGAAAACTAACCCAAACCAACGTGTGAATTTCGGTTACATCCCGGCGCCTCCGCACAGTGAAGTTACACAACGCGTTATTGGCATGAACGGTCATTTCTTCAAGATGACAACGACTCTTTCGGGTGTTGATCTCATCTGGCATGACCACTTTTCCAACCAGTTCTTCTTCTGGGGTCCGTCGGTTTTCAAGGTGGTGAAAGCAATGAACTCTATCCGCTGGCGGATTCACAAGTGCTATACTACTATGCCCCCACCTCTCCCTCCTAAACGAGTGAAATATCAACACGTTGAAGAGGTGTCGGATGACGAAGACGACAACGGTAGTAGTAGCAGCATGCCTGACTTGGTTGATTACGACGGCAACGTCATTTCGGTTGGCAGTGTGCCCGATCATGAAAACGGATCCATTGATTAAATTCATTCAGAGGAAAAAAGGTATAAGTATAAGTATAAAGTATAAGTATAACTCTAACGCTAACTTTATAAAAAATGAAACAAAAACAACAACTAAAACATTAAAAAACAAAATTAAAAAACCCTATAAAAAAATGTGTCTAATAAAAAATGTGTCTAATAAAAAATGTGTCTAATAAAAAATGTGTCTAATAAAAAATGTGTCTAATAAAAAAAGGTAGGGTAAGTGCCTTTTTTTTATTTTTCATTCCTACGTTATTCATACATGCATATCGTATACGACGACGAAGGACACGAATGACTAGCGCCACTTTTACGTGGAAATACAATGCGCTGCGGTTTTAAATTGGTTTGGTACGAAGGACTTGGTTCAGTCTGATAACGTCCACGATTAATACCCACGGCGCCGGATGCAGAATTAAACGCCGCGCCATAATTGTTGAGTGTATTGTATTTCAGTCGGGAGAGACGCGAACTAGATGATACACCTCCTTGTTGCGCATATTGGGTATTATTTGGTTTATAAATAATAGAATTGGAATTGGTATTACATAACGTGTTAAAACAGTTACCGCTTTTTCTGTTTTGTGTTCCATGCTCTGAATCAGACGGGTTTAGTGGTATACCGCCTTCCGTAAAATACGTAATATCGGGTTCTTTTAGTGTGCTTATGTTCTGACGATACGTATTACATCTTGCATGGAAATAAGTGTCGGTACTTCTATAAGACGTTTCTATTAGAGATGTTTTCGGTTTAGTTGGAACACACATTTTACAAGGTGAATCTTTTCTAATTTCTGTTGTTAAATTTACAGAACCATTACACGTTTCACATTGTATATTTTTTGTTTTCATAATTACTGAACCGCCGGGTAAATCCATTGGCATTCCAACGGACATACGTCGCGACGAAGGTGTGGTTGAGTGTAATTGTTTACGCCATTGTTGTATAGGTCGCGCCATAAATTGATTTCCATCGCCATTTCTAGTTGGGAATGTATACGAGGGTATAATTTCGGTTGCAACCATTTCGTTCATTCTCTCTACTTAATACTTCACTATATATTAATTTTGTGTGTGTGTGTGTGTGTGTGTGTATGGAAATTTACGATGGTTTTTACCCCTTTTTAACACTTTAGTGTTCGTCCATTGACTTTAGCCGAAACACATACTTGATATTTAGATTTAAGAAAATAAGGCGTTTCAGAAGCTCCTGTATATTTCGGCGCAGTTGTGCCAAAGGTTGTTTTAAAGGATGCAGCATTTTTATTAATTGTATTTAATTTCAAGCGTGCAATACGTGAACTGCTATCAACTGCGCCTTGTTGAGCAAAAGGTGTATTATTCGGTTTATAAATCGTTGCCGAAGTAGTTGACGTTGAACAATGACTGCAATTTTGAGTTTTTCTTACTTGGGGTCCATCGCTTGCCGCTGACGGAGGAAGTAAATTATTATTGCCATCTAAATAGGTTATTGTAGAAACCGGTAATGCCGTTAATTTCTGTTCATACAGTTGATTACGTGCTCTTAAATAACTCTTCCTATCAGGATAATAAGGTGTTTCTTTATTAATAATCGTTGTCCCTCTTTTAATAATTTTTTTACCAGGGTCACAAGCACCCATAATACAACCACTTGGGTCATTGTATAAAAAATTCGTATTATTGTATCTAACACTATTTTCTTTAATCCCCACCGTGCTATCGGTTCCATTTAACAAACACGTTGTATTGGTAATAACGTCACCTAAATAAACAGACCCACCTGGCGTATCAAAAGGTATGCCAACACCTGCACGACGATTCCGTCCCCCACTATTTGCATTCGGTATTAATTGTTTACGCCAGTGATTAATTGGTTGTGCTTTGAATGCCGGTCCAGACGCATTCAAATCAGGTCTAGAATTAGATGGAACTGCACTATTGGTTGATATACTCTTCCAAGTGACATAAGGGGATATAGTCATCAAGACCATTATTTATTATATAGAGAGATATATTTTAGAAATAAACTATCTTTATAATATAAAATGATACTTTTAAGTATGCTTATCATTATACTTTCAATTGTTATTATACTTCATCTTATTAAATTTTTAAACGATCGTAATAAAAAGAAAGAAGGTTTTGTTGAAAATAAGAATGAGGGGGCGGCAAACAAGAGAGATAATGTAGATAATACATCTTTCACGCCTGATTTACACGGTGAAATTTTAAAAAAAATGAAAGACAGTAATGCAACTAAAAATAAAGAGGCTATTTTAAATGATACTAAAACTCAAGAAGAAATTAACATTGAAAATTCAAATAAAACGATTGCAACTGAATTACAAAATAAAATTAAAGAAATGATGAGTATTAATGAAGATGTTAAAAGGTTAAACGAAAGTTTTACCTCAAGAAAAATATAATAATAAAAATTAATAATAAAAATTAATAATAAAATTAATAATAAAAATTAATAATAAAATTAATAATAAAAATATATATTAATATACGATGAGTGGGGGGAAAAGTGGAATGTTTAAAGAGGTTGAAAAAGAAAATGGTGCTGCCAGTTTACAAGTTAAATTAATGGGTCCTGATTATGATTATGCTAAAAAAACCAGATCACCAACGGATTTGGGTATGGATTCAGATGGTACCTGGGGGCAATTAGGTGATAACATTTCGGGGTTGTTGGGTTATATTAACCATCTGGTTGTAGGTGAATGTTCTTCTACTGGTTCATGTGTCAGTACTACTGGGAAACCTTTAGGTAGTAAATTTTTTGTAGATACGCCCTTAAAATGTAAAGATAAAGCAACTCGCGAAAACGTGAAGCGTTCATTATATATCAATAATGTCCCCGATGGATCTATTCCATTCCTTTCAAGTTTCTCAAATGTTTATATGCCTACATTCAAAGGGTTATTGCCTGGTCTTATGAGTAATGCCTCTCAACTAAATCCAATGCAAATATTATTAGCATTTGTATCTGGACCTAGTTCAACCTGTCAACAAATTACAATGGAAACGATTGATGCCGACGATAACCGAGGGGTTGATACAATGTATGTATTAAACAAAGACATTGAAGCTATGAATCCTGCATGGTTTACTATACCTGGAAACCCTAAACCAAGCAGCGAACAATTAAAAGAATTAGAACCAGAAGAAGAAGAAGAAGGAGAAGGAGAAGAAGAGTTTACCTTAATGAATAGTAATTCTTCTCTACTAAATTCTAAAACTTTAAATGGAGCAAACATAGATTACAGTAAAATGCCAGATGATATATTAATTAAATTTTATTATAGTTGTTTGGGGTTATTATGTCTCTACTTCTTATTTAAAGTATTAATGAAAAAAAATAAGAAATGAAAATGTTTTAGAAAAATGAAATTTTCATTGTGTTGTAATTTACTTGCGTTTAACAACGCTCTTTTTTGGTGTAGTGCGTTTTTTTAAGTGCTTCGGTGTGCTGTGCTTCCGTGTGCTGCGCTTCCGTGTGCTGTGCTTCCGTGTGCGTTGCTTTTGCTTCGGTGTGCGTTGCTTTTGCTTCCGTGTGCTCTGCTTACGTCTTCGCCCCCGCCCCCCGTTTTGTCCTTGGGGTTGGGGAGGTAGTTGTTGTTCCGGATTTGCCGCCGCCGCCGGTGCAGGTTCAACAAATTTATTAATAGGTTGCATGATGTTGTTCATTACACTTTTTGATTTATTTTTTGCATCATCCGCTCCTTGTTTCACCATATTAATCACATTATCTTGTGTTTCTTGTAATTTATTTTCAGAATTGCCAAATAAATTAGCAAAAAAACCTTTTTTTTCAGGTTTAGGTTCAGTCTCTTCTGTCGGAGGTTCATTTATTTTTCCTTCACATACAGGACACACCGGACATGGTGGACAATTATCAGGACGAGATTCGCCACCTTTCATTATGCTATACTATTATAGTATAATAAATTTTATTAAAAAAATAGTATAGTATTAAAAATAGTATAGTATTACATTTTAATATGCTCCTTTTTTTTTAGGGGCAACGGTCCCACTTCCTCTAGAACGCGCTAAAGCAGTTTTCACTGTTGTTTGGTCTGGTCCAGCAAATGAAAATGTTTGCGTATTAATTTGATTCGTGCTGCCTTTACCCGTTGCCTCAACACCCTTTAAACGACTATGTTCGGCGCTTGTCCGGGATGAAGATGCGCCATACCATTTTTTCTTTGCATTTACATTATTTTCAAGAGGTTTCCCTACACCATCTACATTTTGGTTTACATTTTTATTATATAATAGTCTAGACATTGAGAAAAAACTACCCTGAGTCATTGTGCTAGGTTTAAAAGGGAGCCCCATAACGGCGCTTGATTGGTTATTGGGTATATTTTGTTTTAAAGGAATAGAGGCATCGCCAACCGTTTGAGGTTTAATCATACTCATTTTCTAATATATTTTATATTGATATTTTATATTAGAATGTGCTCGCCCTTACAAATCCAAAAATATTTAGTTGAGTTTTTCGGAACCTTATTTTTTCTCTATGTTATTCTTTCAGTCGGACATCCGATTGCAATTGGTGCTGCATTAACTCTTTCTATTTTTATAGGGGGTAAACTTTCGGGCGGAAACTTTAATCCTGCAGTAACAATTATGATGACGATGGCAAAGAAAATGAAAATGGTTGATGCAGTTCCTTATATTGTTGCACAAGTATTGGGTGGTCTTGTTGCGCTTCAATTATATAAAATGATGTAGTCTAAGGTAAAGTCATTTACCTCGTTTCTAAACCAGTTTATATAATTTAATTCGTAATATATAATTTAATTCCTATAGATCCTTTAACCTCTAACACGTCTTAGTGCTTGACTCACCGTAGAACCACCTTGACCGCCAAAACTAGAATCGTTGTAGTTTCGGTTTCCAGCTTGTATCTTTTTAAAACGGATGTAATCGGAACCAGCATACACAAACTTTTGGTTTCCAGTAAAAAAAGCATTACCCGTGGTGGTGCCACCCTGATTTGCATGAATACGCGAAACCATACTGTTTCCACTTTGATTAATCGGGTTGCCTAAAAGAGGCGAGGGACCCGAATTAACGGTGCCAGCAGTATCGCCTGCATTAAAATAACGTCTAAAAGGCGTAATTATTTGGGGATTGTCATTCGGAAAAACCTTATGCCCCATCACGCGTCGCATAAATAAACGGTCCAGACCACGCTGTCCACCACCTTCCATACCAGAACCACTGCCACGACTACCATTTGCTCCGCCACCTAATAATCCGCCTTTGGGTTGAGCCCCGGGAATGCCCCCACCTAATATACTTCTCATAGTATCACCAGTAAAACCAGACATCTTATTTATATACAATACGAATATAAAATAATAGAAGGATTATATAATAAAATTGATTAACCTTTCTGTTTATACCTATTTAAAATTAAAAACTTACGTTCAACTATCTAACTAGCGATGTCTCGCATTATTATTATTGTTAATTGGACGTTATCGCCCGAATCTATTATAACTGCCTGGATTCCCAAAGAGTTACATATGTTGCAATCTTATACAAAAATCAAAGAATGTTATACTGGACGCACCACTGGCAAACTAATTGACAATCGCCTAGAAGTGCAATATGAATATAAAATCCCTGTTACGAATTTAGCTAAAATGATAGATAATGACTATGATAAATGTGATGTGTATTGGCAGGGCTATTATAATAGTCATTTGGTGGCCTTTGATTTTTGCACTAGAAGTAAAAATAAAAAATATGCTAGTCAGACCATTGAAGAAATTGATGGAATTGTAGCGGCTTCCTCAGGTTCAACGGTTGAATCTAGTGCAGAACTAGAACTCGTAGAGTCATACACCACAATTACCACTACCACTATCCACCATGGTTCGTCGGCATTTATGGATAGGGATAGGGATAGGGATAGGGATAGGGATAAGAAGCATTATTCTCATAAATTCAAAGTGTCAGAAGGCATTATACTGTGTGAACAGTGTGGGTCTACGCCAGCGAATTTGATATATGATATAGATGGACTATTGCCTTCTTGCGTAGGATAGATAATAAAATAAAAAATACAATTTATTTTTTATATATTTTTTTATATATTTTTTTATATATTTTTTTATATATTTTTTTATATATATATTTTTATATATATATTTTTATACCATATCTTTAAAATATATAAAAAAATTAAGTATATATAATGGTCGGAAAAAGTCGTTCTGGATTAGCAAATGATAGAAGAGCATATGGATGTAACAGAAATTGTCCTATAACACCTATTTGCCCTTCTCTAACTAATGTATCTTTAGCAAATATTGCAACTTTTGATGTTGTTGAAGGTTGGTTATTAAATGGAAATACAACCCTATTGGTGTGTGATGTTTTAGAAATACCCGCTGGTCAAATTCTATTACCAAACGGGTTTACATTGACTAATAATGGAACTATTAATGTTACAGGTCATCTTCGCAATGTAGGGGGTGTCACTGATACAAGTACTATAACTATAAACAATGGCACTATTAATGTTTTTTCTACGGGAAGTATTGCTGTTTCTATATCAGCATTTGGCGCTCTAGCAACATTTACAAACAATGGAATCCTTAATAATAATGGAGACATTTTTTGTCAAACTTTTGGCGTAATAAACAACACTAGTAGTGGTAGAATCAATAATAATTCTGCTAATGAGGGTGGAACTGGTGGATTCCGACTTAACCCCCGAGGAACATTTAATAATTCTGGTGTATTTATTAATAATACAGGCGCTACTATTACACTCACTAGTGCATTTGACTATAAAGGAATAATTTACAACAATAATGGCGGCACTATTACAAACAATGGAATAATTAATAATGCCGGAACAATTAATAACGCAGATGGTTCGTCAACTTGTGGCGTAGGAACATTAACTAATACGGGAACAATAATTAATA